TTCTCATGCCAGATGGTCACACAACCATCGTAAGTTTCAACACGAACACGATAGTTTTTCATGATCAATCAACGACAGTGTAACAAGCAACCCAGGAAGGAATCCCAGAGAGTGATAACGAACCATTGCGAGAATCACAATAGTCTTCTGCTTCCTCAAGAGAATAGAAGGGTCCGATATACTCTGGAGAATCGAGATGTTCAGACCAGAATCGGACGGTGAAAGTGTTCTTCATACTACTAGGACACTTTGGAGGTTACTAACTTTAATTCCCTCAAACTTCAGTGAGATCTGCCATAAACAAGAACTCATATTCTCCATCTTCAGGATCAACACCATCTACATTCCATTCTGAATGCAAACAGTCTGCGGTTTCATAATCATGTTCATCCATAAAGTGTGCAAATCGTTCGAAGATTGCCTCACCCATCTTGTCGATCAGGATTTCTTTGTTCATGTCAGTTTTCATGTGAGTTTGGCAGAATGAAGTTCAGTGTTGTTCTCCAGAATACGGTTAAGATCAATCATCAGATTTCTGAGTGTTGCTTTCGTCCACCCAACTGCGTAAGGTGGAGTATTATCACACTTTGCGTCTTCACTATAATCCACACGTTCACAAACTTCAAGTGCTTTTTGAACATTCTCAACAATAGTATCAAACTCGTAACGACTGAGAGTGACTTTTTTCATGATAAAAGAGGTTCTTACACTAATGGGACACTTTGGAGGTTACTAACTTTAACTTCGTAAAGTTGGGTTCACTCCCATCACCTTTGCCTTAGGATTACGAGCAACTGCTGTATCCAATGCGTCTTGACGGTTAGTTGCTCTCACTTCTTCAGTGAAAACCTTACCACCCACATAGAGTTTTACTTCCCAGATCATAATTCAACGAGCGATAATGTCAAGAGTTTCCATCAACATCAATGCCAATTCCAGTTGATTGTCCTCATCAACTACGGGGACGTTTGATTCAACAAACTCTGCGGAGAGTTGTTGTAACAGATCAGTCATTCGTTCATCAGCAAATGCAAAAGTAGCAAATTCACTTTTGAATCCATCACACAGAAGTTTGAGGGACTTTGTGACAGTCAGTTCGTTGATTTGTTCATCGTAAGTCATTTCGGTGTCGTAAGTCATTTGTATTGCTCCAGAACGTCAATAAAATGTTGAATACAATCTTTGGGAATATGAATGGTTTGATATCCAGGACCATTACCATCCTCTACACTCACAGTCCCATACTCATCAGCGGTGAAGTCAAAACTCCAACCATCTTCTTCGTGTTCAATTTTGATGTCTTTGGTGATAGTGTAAGTCATTTGGTCGGTGATCATACTACTAGAACACTTTCGAGGTTACTAACAATAATTCACTGGAATCGACCCTGTGTAAAGTTAGCGAAGGAGAACACTTTACGATCCACAAGTTTCATCATTCCACCATTGTAGGACAGGACGAAACCTTCTTGATTGATTTCTTCACCACTGATGTATGCTTTGGGACAATCATAGACAATCAACGACTCCATCAGATCCTCTTTGATTTCAATCACCATCTGATACAAATTGACGAGTTGAATACATCCAAGGATACCAAATAGGTCTGCATCGGTGAGTTCTTGACCGTTACGAATGAGTGCATTGATCTGTTGTTTTGCGATCGTTGCTTCTTTCGGAGAGAGGAAAGTGATACCCTTACGATTCACTTTAGGTGCAACAGTGTTACCACAAACTCGGTCAGTGAAAGGTTGAACGAAACGACAATGTTGAGTTCCAATCAGTTCACCAGTGAGAGAATGTGCCTCCATTTCATACAGAGGACCGTTTCCAGTGTAATAAGTATGAGGAGCAATCACAATATCCTCCATCACAGGTTCGGAGAACTTGTAGGTGATAGTATTCGGAGTGAACCTATCAAGACCAGAACCGAAACCAATCCAATCACCCTGAAACACTCCCTCAGTGCGAGGCAGAAAGTCCAGACAATAGATGAGAATCTTAACTACATTTGGTTGATGTCCAAAGTGAGTGAAGATGTCATCTTGATTGTAACAAACACGAATCTTTTGTTTGTTAAATGCTGCTTTGGTACAAACAAAAAACTTACCATTCTCAGGATGAGTTCCCCACACAATTGCAGGTGCACCATCAATCTTCACACTGATGTGATTCGGATTGTAGAGTGCATCAAGAACAGAAAGATCACCAGTGAGGATGAGATCTTCTGCGTGTTCCAGGTGAGTGTTCTTCATACTATAGGGACACTTTCAAGGTTACTAACTTTAATTCAGACAAAAAAAGAGGGATAAACCCTCTCTAAGGATTATTTAATTGTAACATAACGATCACGGACTTCTTGATACTTAGAAACAGAATAATCCATGATCTTCTGAACATAAGGAGCAACAGTTTGCGCAACTTTGTTCAGATCTTCACCCAGTTTGTTGATTTCATACTGGTGAATTTGCCAACGAATTTTAATATCACGAAAAACAACTGACGCATAATTTTTGTAGTCTACAAAGTGCATCAGAGGTTCGGGACGAGTCATAAACTCACTGTATCTTACACTATAGGGACACTTTCAAGGTTACTAACTTTAATTCATTGATGACAGTAGAGGATTGTTGAGACGATTTTTAGCCATCTTATAGTAATTTTCATCACTTTCAATGCCAACAAAGTTCCTACCAGTGTTAATACAAGCAACACCAGTTGTACCTGATCCCATAGTATTATCAAGAATAGTATCACTTTCGTTGCTGTAAGTTTTAATCAAATACTCCATCAAATCTACTGGTTTTTGTGTAGGATGCAATCCCTTCTCTTGCTTGAATCTTAACACTGTCTTTGGATACCTTGATCCATCTGGGTTGTCACGATGCTTTGATTTTGCTTTACCATAAACCTCACCAATTTTGCTTGTTTCTGATGAGAATCCACTATAAGGAGTTGAGTACCACATCTGAGGGTTATATACTGGTTTCTTCCTATAAAAAACTAGGATGTTTTCATGAGATTTAAGTGGCATTACTTTCGCGTTCATAGGATTAGTTCCCTGAGGTTTTTCCCAAATCCATTCATAACGAAAGTTATCAAGATTTGATGCTGCAAGTATAGTTGTGAATGGTTGTGCTGCGGTGAATACCATTGCACCATCTTCCTTGCAAATTCTATTATACTGATTCCACAATTTGTCTAAAGGAATGATAGAATCCCATTTGCATGCTGTTGTACCATAAGGTAAATCTACCAACACCATGTCAACAGAATTATCTGCAAGTGTGGGTAAAATTTCTAAACAATCTCCATGAAAAAGATTTACCACTCAATTATACTCCTAACAAAAGAACATTCTAACAGACGATCAACTTTTGTACAAATGTAGTCATCATTACCAATAGACTTTCCACCTTGCTGCGATGAAAACAGACAATAATTTGACTTAAGATTATTCAAAAAATCACTTTTACTAAACCAAAATAGACGACAATCCTTCTCATCTTGGTTGATACCAAAGAACACAAGACGTTCCCAGTCCTTATCTTTTGAGACGTGATTGATGATGAATTGATCTTTCTTTGTTCCACCCTTTTTGTCACGGGTAGCAAGAGAGAACTTAATTTCAGTTTGAATACCATCAATAACACGATCGTGACCAGCAGTAGAAGTCTTTGCACGTTTTACATCACAAAGCAATACACCTTCAAAGAATTTTGATACAAAACGCTCACCAAACTCACCCTTTTGTTTGGGTGACATAAACACATAACCTTGGAAAGGTGTACCTATCCAAGGATCTTGTGCATTTTGATTGATGTAATCTTGAAGACATCCATCTTCAAAAATAAAAGAAAACATCACTCCAAATTATGGTTATACTAATACTACACTTTCAAGGTTACTAACAATAATTCCCTCAGTTTGCCATTCGTTGTGATACTCTACCCAGGAGTTTGGTCTTAGCTTTACCAGTAGCTTTTTGACCAGTTTCTTTCTCATAACGTGAGAACTCTTGGTCCTTCATGATATCTTTGAGCATCGCTTCACCTTTACGTTGTTGTGACATTCTTTCACTTCTTGTCATACCTGATGCCTTTGCTGGCTTATACTCAGGTGATACAGGTTTCTCCTCTTTCTTCTTACTCAAGAGTTTAGATGCTTCCTTCTCCTTCTCTCTGGAAGTTGCAGGACCTTTACCTTCTCTTGCCTTTCTCTCTAAGTATGCCTTTCTCTGTTGTTCTTTAGGTGAGAGTGCAGCACTACCTCTTTCCTTCTCAGGTGTTTGTTCTCTCTCACTTCTCTGTCTTTGAGAACCAATATCCGCACGATCCTTATATTCTACAGGTTCTTGCTTTCCACCACCAACTGCCTTCATTCTACGACGTTCTGGCGTGGTTTTCTTACGCTCAGCACCAATACGTCCACCCTCACCAGTTCTACGAATCTGAGAACGTCCCATGACCTCAGCATCATATGCTTCGGAACTCAATTCTTGCTTAATCTCACTCTTAATTTCTTTCTTCAATTGATTTCTTTCTTCACGATCTTCAATCTTCTCTTTTTGTTTCTCTATTGCTTCCTTTCTCTTAGCATCAATCTCATCACGGCGATCTTCTAAACTTTCATTCATTCTAACCATGAAGTCTCTAAAAGTTCTCATTTCTTACTCGTTTCTCTGTCTTATTATTTAGATTTCATCTCTTTCTGGATGAAATTACGAGCAGATTGTGATGTTCTACACACTTTGATCTGGTGTCCATTGTGCAGAATCATAAACTGATTACCATAAGGAACTGCTGCGTAATCCTTGACAACAAATCCAATCGGACCAGGTTTTGGTTCAAGAATGTGAGAATTAGTATGACTCATTTGCGTACCACAGAATCCAGAAGTTCACCTTTCTCAAACACAGTATCCACCACGTTTTGCAATGCACGTTCAGTAGCAATACCGACCTTAGAATACACAGGAACCACACACAAACCGTAGGTCTTGTGAGTACCACCAAGACGGAGAACACGACCGATAGTTTGAACCATCTCAATGGTGTCCATGTTCCTCATGAAGATGACAGTCTCAAGTTCACTCACGTTGATACCCTCAGACAGGATAGAACGATGAAGAACAACAAACTTCTTCTCAGGATCCTTACCCCATGCGTTGAGAGTGTCAAAGAACACCTCACGATTCACCTTCTTACCATCAATAATCGCACCTGTCTTCGATGTGATGTAAAGGTAAGAATAACCACGTTGAATCAACTGAGATGCGAAATCAGTGTGACTCATGAGATTGATGAGTTGCTTTGCACTCTTCACACAGACAAGAATCTTTTTGGTATCAGTGTCATCAATCGTTTCGAGAACGTTACCACAATCAACCTCAGGACCGATCATACGAGTGTCCTGAATGTCAAAGGTTTTTGCCTTGATCTTAGGTGCAATGATGTAACCACCACTCACCAGTTCAGGTGCAGAAACACGACAAATGATGTCACCATAGACATCACGATCGTTCATTCCTGGTTTGTTGATTGTAACCGAAGTTTTACGAGTTGCAGTAAAGAAGAAAGAACGATTAGAGTTGGAAGAGAAATACTCTGTAGGACCAAAGAAGTTACGTTTTACAGAGTTGTGTGCTTCATCAAAGTAAATTGTATCCACATCAATTCCACTCTCTTGAATACGATGAAGAGAGTTGTAAGTTGTGAAGATCAGTTTGTGGTTGTCAGAGTTATCATCAACCCACTTCTGGATTTCAGATACCTTAGTGGTGTTGAAGTGATGAGTTTCACCACTGTGGACGTGCATCACTTCTGCGTTGGTGATATGTTCCAGAAACTCAGAACACAGTTGTTCTGCGAGAAGAATACGAGGAGCAACCACAACAATGGTCTGTGGAGTTTCTTTCTGAAACTCACGAACTGCATCCATGATTGCAACCAGTGTTTTTCCACCTCCAGTCGGAAAAATACACTGACCTTTCAGATACTTAGAGAGTGCATCTAGTGCACGTTGTTGATGAGGACGAAGAGTTACCATCAAGAATCTTTCAATACAATAATAATAACCCCTTGACCGTCAAAAGTCAAGGGGTAGTAGACAGTTCTTAAAGTGTCACAATTTAATAGTCTCTTTTTCGTCTTCTTCACTT